TAACTTTAATGCTTATTCTTTAGTTTCTTCTGGTTCTTCTAACTTATCTATCAGCATCTTATATGCTGAAATAGTAGCTTGAGCCTGAATCAAAAAGGTTTGCGCCTTTTGTGATTCAGATTCTAAGTCAGAGATTTCAGATAACAAAAACTCTTTACTAATTTGCACTTATGCGCCGCCAGTACGGTTAGCGGCGGATGTTGTACACATAATGTAGCGAACCGATCCGTCAGCCATGATGATCCGAATTGAATCGGTCATTACTTGCGTAGTGTGTGGCGCCATCAACAAACCGCTACCAGTTGTCGGTACATTAGCAAGATACGCTACAGTTCCAGTTCCGCTGTTTGTGAAACGGATAAATGAAGTGTTTGACCAAGTGCCACCGCTTGCAAAGTTTGAGTCAGCTTGAATTGCTGCCAAAGTTCCGCCTGGATTCGTCGATGTACCGCCAATGGTTGCACGAAGTGCGTTACCCGCACCGCTGATTGTGCCTGAGCCATTGACTGACATACTAACGTGTTCGCCGTTAATAGTGCCACCAGCCGCTGCGCCAACACCAGTTACTGTGGAAAACACACGGCTAGTTTCGCCAGAGCCAGTTGATGTGAAAGCTAAACGGCTATAGTTAAGACGGGTATCACCAGAAGCGGCTGAAGTCGTTGCGTAAGAGCCGTTCAGAATACTTGCCGATGTAATGGCAATCGGATCGTTAGAGCTACCAACTTGGTATGAATCTAGTTGTGGGTCAGAGTATGCGACACCAATTGCTTTACTGTTAGGCATAATATTTCCTTTTAAATTAATTTATTCTTCACTAAATTGACGGAGTTTATACACCGTTGTATTCAGCAAATCCATAATTGAATCGACAGCATTTTGAATCTCTGAATCTTGGGCGATAATCTTACGCTGACTGGTGACGTAATCCTGTATCTCAGTCATATACTGTAATGGATCATATTCCATCATAAAATGATCTTCAAAATCCGTAATCGTAGAATACTTGCCAAATAAACTTTCCGCAAGAGTATCAACTAAATCAGGGATTTGTGCGTAATACTTGCCAAGTGCCTTGTGGACTGAGTAGCTAGTCGTTTTCCAATGCAAAACATGAGCAATTGTTGCCGAGTGCAACAAAACCATCAACAATCGTGATGCGTTTTCTAGCTCTTTAGCTTTTTCCATCTTGCGCCTCGTTAAGTGTACTAATTATTATATTACACCCACCACCGGATTTAATCACTCCCCGAACAATAGTAATTTCGTCAAATTGTCCGTCATCCTCAAAGACTCCCGCATCTTGCAAAGCGTCTAAGACCGCCTTAATACGATTATCAAGGTCAATAGCTCGTTTGTCCCGTGGGTAAATCTTAATTATTGCCGCTAGTCTTTCTTTACCAAGTTTCGGGATATTGTTTTCAGTAACGTATTCTTGCACCGCTATTTTGTAATCCCGTCCACCTTTTGATAGGATCGTGCGCCCCCTAAAATTGCGCCAGTAGGTGTTTATGCTCGGCGGGAGGGGTAATTGCATGGTAATTAGCATTTAACCAATCCTCGCTCAAATAACTCACCAATTGTCTTGCGGTGCGCCATTTCCCAAAAATCCCTGCGTTGCTCTTTTGTTAACTTATTGCCCTGGTCTAAATCCATGTGGCAACTGAAACATAATGCTGCAATGCGGTAATCCGACGCTTTTATGCCTTTCCCCTTCCCATCGAGCAACTGGTTGGAATGGGCTGCAACCACCGTACCGTCCTCAGTATTGCAAAGTTGGCACGGAAGTTCTCGACAAGCTACTAAGAGTTTGGGGTTTCTGTACATTGATCTTCACTCCATTGCTGTAGCTCATTGGTTAAAAGCTGCATTTCAACGGCAACGTCAGCGGCTTGGTCAAATTCAGCTTTTAAGACTAGCTGACGGTAAACTTTGACTAACGCCATTAACTTGATTAACGATTCGCTGTAGTCAATCATTTTGTCAACCTTTCTATTTGTCGATTGCTTGCTTGCTCTGTACGGAACGCTTCAAACCTCATCTTTGCCGATTCTAGCCGCCATTTGAGCGTTTCAGCTGCTTCTGTGGCCTCGCCTATAGCTTTGCATAGGTTTTGGTATTCGTCGCTTGCATAGGCTTCACGCTCTTGTGCGCCAATGGCTAGTTCGCTTGATTTCTTCATCATAATTGACTTCAGACTAGACTTATACGCCTCAAGCTCTGCAACCTTACCTTTGGCTTGTCCGTATAACGGTGCTGTGGTGTAAATGTAATCAATCGCATCGTGAGGGTTAAAGTCAGCCATTGTTTTTCTCTGCAATGATAACTTTTGCTAACCTGTTCCAAGCATCGTCCCACTCTGCTACATCGTTAGCTGCGCCAAGTTCTTGCGCCAAAGTTATTAACAATTGGTTTAAGTCTGTTAATCGTTTAATCTCGTTGTTTAGAGATTGCGCTTCAATTAGCGTAAATAAGTCTGGTTGGTTATCCACCGTTGCGTTCCTTTAATTTTGCTTCTATTTGTTTATAAAAATTCCATGCGTTGTAATCGTTTTGCTCGTTTACATCTCTAGTAATTAAAAGTGCTTTTTCATATTCTTTAAATATATTTTCTCTTATTTCATTAACTTCATTGTTTGTTAACCCGACCCACTGACGCTGTGCAACATACATCTGGGTGTCATCATCATCTCTGTTCATTTGCGTTCCTCAACGTTATAAAACCAATCATCCCCAACAGACCATTTGCGTGTTCCGTCTACTGTCCAAATTGTTTTTGCTGCTTGAAAATCAGGAAATCTTGTTTCAACAGGAATTAGCGACTGGTCATACCATAAGCAACGGTTATTTGGCTGTATCGCAAATTGCCCGTTTTCTAACTTAATAAAGTTGAAGCTCTTGTGTTCTTCAGCTTGTTCCGTGAATCCAGTATCTACGTCCATATTGTCAGCGCAAAAATCTACGGTGAACAGGTAATTGCCAAAATGCCATTGCTTGTCTTTGCCTAGAAACTTGACCCCAAGGTTACGCAGCCCAATCTTTTCAATGATTGTGAACTTATAGCCCATGCAATCCCAAAGCTGTAAAGTGTCAATTGGCAAATTGCCATGTTCTGTTTTCCAAACATAAGCATGGATAGGTAACTTGTCATATAAAGCACCGTAATCTGGTAATAACGATTCAATGCGAAATACTTGCCCACGCAATGCTTTAATGCTTACCCAGATAGCAGCATCAAGCTCGCCGTGACCTCTTTGAAAGTTATACAAATATTCTCGGCGCACAAAGCATTTAATAGGTGGCAAAGACGCAACGATGTAACTCAATTTTTACCCCTTGCTCTTATTGCTGCGGCAGTCTGTCTGCCAACTTCCTCACACAACTTCGCACACGCCTCACGCTCTTTTGCCACTGCAGCTTGTACAACCTTGTCTACTCGCTCAAGCTCCAGTATTTTTTTAGCTGCCGTTTCGTTTATTTCTTCAATAGCATTGTCGAAATCTGTTTTTGTCATTGGCGTTGCCATTATTCCCGTCCTCCGTTCATGGCCCGATCAACTTGCTCGTTCAGCTTATGTTCTGTGACCATAAACAACTGGTGAGTAGCCTGGTTCAACCAGCGGTAGCGGTCTGCGTCTACCTTTAACGCTCGAACAATGTCAGCTACCTGTTTCATTTCCTCATGCGTCATTAGATAACCGTTGTCTAATACCCGCAAAAGCTGCGTGTAATCTCGTAAATCTCTCATTTGTGCGCCCTATAGAATTTGCTGCACCACTCGCATAGTCCATCAATTAGGTTTGTCGTAACTTGCCCACAACAATCACAAATCGGTTCTTTAACTTTCTTTTTTAATGCCAGCCAACTCATTAACCTTTTCATGTGTCCCGTCCGTGTAAAAAAGAGTGTTTGCCATTCGTGTTGGGTACTTCATAAAGTTCATGCTGCCCTTCCGCATTGGGGGCGCAACAATCTTTAACGGTGGCCTGTCAAACTTGCTCAATTTTTCTATTTTGTTTTTCATGTTGTTTTGCTCAATTAAGTTAGCTTAACATATCTAGCGCAATTTTATAGCTTTTTATTTGGTATGGTGATATTTTTTCACCCCCAACATGGCGGTCACGAAGTTTTTTAGCCCATCTCTTATGGTCAATTTTGCCGTTTTCATCCTTTGGTGCTTTAAACGCTTTTGCAACGATTTCAGCCAACACACGGTCAACCAGTTCAATTGGTGCTTTTGAAGCGTCCAAAGCAATTGTGGTTGGCCTGGGTGCTTGTTTGCATAAACTCTTAAACTCAATTAGGTTTGGGCAACGGTCTGGTAGATTTTTTAATGCCCAACCAATAACATTTAGGTTGTCAGAAAACATCCCAAGTTCATGCGCCCAGGCTGACTTCACTTCGTTTAACGGAATACCATTCCACTTATTTTTAAATTCAGAACCGTATGTCATAGACAAGCGATCAAACAAACGTTCAACAGCAGCAATTGATATTGTCATTTTTTTATCCTTAGTAAATTGTTTGTGGATTCCATTTCAAAAATATCTTTTTCAAATGTTGGCTTTCTACCAGTTGCGCTTTCAAACCACTCACGATTCTGCTTTACCCAAGGTTGTTCATTGTCTTTGCTTTCAGCTCGTTGCTTTCGTATCCAGTTGCGCCATGTGGCAAACCAATCAGCTTTGCGTTTGGCTTCAGAAATCCAATAATCTTTAAACCCGTCTGCAACTTGGTTGATATTAAGATCAGGTCTTTGCTCTTTTGCCCATATTGCCCATTCGTCAGGCAATTCCCAATCTTTCGATAATTGGCTAGTTTTTGTTTGGGCAGCTTTAGCTGCTAACTCTTTTAATGGTTCTTGTTTAGTGGTTAGTGGTTCTTGTTTAGGGTTATTTTGGGTTAGGCTTGGGTTAGGCTTGGGTATCCCATGGGTTTTTTTTGGCCTACCACCCTTGATTCCATTAAGTTTTTGCTTATCAAGAAAGCCATGATAATTAGCTATTTCAGCGTCTGCACGACGATTTATGTACCCGTTTTCGGTGTGTTCAAAGAACTCAACAAGTATCGCTTTTACAATTCCTGCTTCGATTCTTAATCTACGGGAAACCCATGGGATATCAGTGGGTATTGGTGTTTCAGTGTCGTAATACATATCCAGAAGTCTGCGATATGTAATGTCCTCGATTGGGGACAAGTGCATCGTGTGTTTGTTGTAATCACCGATGTTGAATTGATAATAGTGCATCTCAAACCTTAAAAAAAAGGCTTCACCTGAACACGCAATTCCTTTTTTAAGGGAATCTGGCAGGACGAGCCAACACTCGCTGCGTATTCATGTGAAGCCTTGTTGGAATAATCACCCCCGCCAAAGGATGCACTAATTATCTATTATTTCCTTTTTTTACGCAACTCAGGCCAAATAATTTTCCAGTTGTTGATGTTGTCTTGTCTAGTCCACTGGCCATCGGATAAACGTTCTAGCTCGCCAGCCATAAAAACTAGCTTGTCTACAGGGATACCGTTAGCTTTCCATTGACTTACGGCTGGCACACTTACGCCGCACAGTCTGGCAACCTTTGTCGTACCGCCTAAAATTTGTATGATTTCTATGTTTTCCATGTAGCCATCTTAACATTTATTGTCAAAGAAACTCAACTATTTTTTTGTTATCGAGTTTTCCACTTGCGTTATTTGTTTAGATAGCTTAATATTTAATCACTGACGAATTGCTCAGTAATTATATACAGGTGCAAAAATGAATGAATTAGCAAAATCTCTAGTAAAAGCCCAGGCTGCTATGAACCACGCAGCAAAAGACTCTAAAAATCCCCACTTTAAATCTGCGTACAGCTCACTAGCATCGGTTATCGACGCTGTGCGACCTGCGCTGTCTGGCAACGGTCTTGCGTTTGTGCAAAAGCTGCATACCGCTGATGGTGGCGTAGCAGTTGAGACAGTATTGATCCACGAATCCGGTCAAGAAATGTCTTGCGGTACTTTGTTTATACCTGCGAGCAAACAAGACGCTCAGGGCTTTGGTTCTGCACTTTCGTATGCAAAACGCTATAGCTTGCAATCTGCGCTTGGCATCGCATCGGCTGATGATGACGGTGAAGCCGCTGTAAAAACGCCGCCTAAGCCTCCAGTTGCGGTCACGATAGACATGGACTACGCAGTGGACGAAATGGCGGAACAGACCGATTTAGAGTCTTTAAAAAGCTGTTTCGCTAAATGGTACAAGTCTGCGCCTGATTCGCAGAAAGAAGTCTTGAAAGCTATGTACGATGGGATCAAAGTTCAATTAATTGCAATTTCAAACGGAGCAAAATAATGGCAAATGACCTAAACCGTTGTGAATTCATTGGAAGATTAGGGCGTGATCCAGAAGTGCGCTTTGCCGCCTCTGGTGAGGCCATTGCAAACTTTTCAATTGCTTGTGGATGGAAGTCCAAAGAAAAAGAATCAGTTGAGTGGATTCGCATTGTTGCATTTGGCAAACTTGCTGGCGTTTGTGGTGACTATCTTCGCAAGGGTTCGCAGGTGTACATCGCTGGGCGTATGGTTACACGAAAATGGCAAAACAAGGACGGTGTAGAGCAATTCTCTACCGAAGTCGTTGCTGATCAGATGCAAATGCTTGGTGGCAAGTCAGAGGAATCGCCAGCAACTAAGAAACCTGACGCATATCGGGCCATCAAAGAGGGCAATGTTATGCCGATTGAAGATGATTTGGACAGTGTGCCATTTTGATGAACAAAACTGAGGAAGCAATTTTGATTTCTTGGCGGCTTCAACAGTGGTATGAAGGCATGGTCTTAGACGCTAGGGCCATGCAAGACCTACAGGATGCAATCGAGATGCTTAAAACATTAGCTAAACAGGTGCAAAAATGAAAATGAGTCCACCAGCGTTTCCGACATGGATTGTTGATGATTCAATGGCGCATGGTATGACATTGCGAGATTATTTTGCAAATCATGCAATGGTTGGTTTTTTGGCTTCCGACGATTTAACCGATCACCCATCAAATGTAGCTAAATGGTCTTATGAGATGGCTGACGCAATGATGAGAGCGAGGGAATATGATTATCAAAACAGTTGATTCAGAGTCTGGGCATTGGTATGCAGCAGACGGTAGCCCAGCTTACCGGATCATTGGTAAGAATGGCAAAGAACGCAATACAACGGTCAAGGATGCTAGAGAACTTGGGTTAAAACCAAGTGTGACCACAATCTTAGGGCTTATTGCAAAGCCTGGGCTTAACACTTGGTTGCAAACTCAAGTATTACTAGCCGCTTTGACATTGCCCAGGCGTGAGAACGAATCCGAGGAATCTTGGCTAGAACGGGTAATGACCGATTCCAAGTCTACCGGACGGGACGCTATGGATCGTGGCACTCAGATGCACGGGGTGCTTGAGCAATTCTATAGCGGTCAAGATGCTGACTATCCAATTTATGTTGCCGAAGTAGACAAGGCCATCACAGAACACTTTGGAACGCAGGAATGGACAGCTGAAGCGTCTTTTGCACATCCGCAAGGGTTTGGTGGCAAAGTTGATTTAAGCGGCTCTAACATCGTTATAGACTTTAAAAGCAAAGACAATCTCGACAAGGTTGCGCCGTACTTTGAGCAGATCATGCAACTGGCAGCATACCGTGTCGGACTTGGCAAACCAACAGCTCGGTGCGCTAATGTCTTTTTTACGGCCAATGGTGATGTAAAAGTCATTGAGCATAGCGAGGATGATCTAGACAAAGCCTGGCTTTGTTTTGAATGTTTATTGTTGTTTTACACAATTAAAAACAACCTATAATGAATTGCGGGGAAAGCTAGTGTCCCTCCACTCCTTGTTCGGCGAGTACCCGCACCCCAACAAAAATACAACACTTAGGGAAAACACCTATCAATATTGCTTGATTGTATTGTTAAGACAACTTAATATCTAGTCATGGCAACAACGCCATTAATTACATACAGGTGCATAAATGAGCGAATACGATGATGAGCGTTTTAATCTAAACATTCAAGACGCTAATGACGTAATGAATGTGATCCAGTTCCACGGCATCGACAAAGACGGGCTTGATTGGTTGAGTTGGTACAAGCGCATCGCATCTGGTGACGCACTTCACAACATCGTTATGATTCTTGTGCGTAACAGACACGACCCAAAGTACAAAGAGCTTGTTTGTGAACTTGAAGATGAAATCGAGGGGTGGCTATGAAATACCTAAAATACAAACCTGAAGATCAACGCATCCCGTTTGAGGGTTATGTGCTTGGCGCAATCGTGTTGTTTGCTGTATTCGGTTTTCTTCCACTTATGTACTGGATTACAAAATGAGCAAAACAGATCAAGTGCTTATGCACCTTAAAAAGAAACCAATCACCAGTTGGGAAGCTATTAACCTTTACCGTGCGACACGGCTTGCCGACATTGTGTTTAAACTAAAGCAAAGAGGCCACAACATTGTGACCTGGATGATAGATGATGGTGAAGTGCGTTTTGCTCGATACTATTTAATAAAGGAAAAGAAATGAGCTACGAACTGACAGAGCAACCTAAGTTGCCATGCCCGTTGATTGACAATCCTGAATGGAAGTATATCCCAGCAGCATCCACCAACATTGCTGAAACCTTTAAGCGTTTTGGCTTTGTCCCACCAAGCACACTAAAGGAAAACAAATGAAAAAATATGCCATTGCAGTCGTATTGGCCCTGTCAGCAACAGCAGCGTATGCAGCTTGCACAACCAATACAATTATGTCTGGGGGACGCATGGTGATTTGCACCACCTGTTGTTATTCGCCTGGTAATTGCACAACTACTTGTTTATAAATTAAAGCCCCGTAACTGGGGCTTTATTTTGAATAGTATTCAATTAACCGTGAGTATCTCATTTGGCGGTCATCTAACCCGTTAGTGCCGCCATTAATACGCTTAGTCATTCCAAGCACATCTTGAGCGTCTGCTAGGCTATTTATCTTTCTAGTAGACCAGTACCACCCAGCAGACATTGCAGCCAACTCAGGCTGCTCAAGCAAGTCAGGCTCGACTAGCGAGTTATTGTCAGAAGCCATCGAAAAAGCTGCGTAACTATCTTTGCCAGTAAGCTGGATGAGTCCTCGACCACGGTACTGCCAACCATCCCCACTGGCTTCATCTTCGTTGCCCATTCGGTTTGCGTAGACCCTGTTTGCAATCTTTTCTGGTTTGTACTCATAATTTTTAGCGGAATCCGCATTGAAGTAATGAGGAAAAACCATTAACAACCGAGCTGCGCTGTAGTTAAAGTTTTCAACGGTGTATCTAAAACCACCTGATTCGTGACCGCATTGGCTTAAAAACCCTGCAATTCTCAATGCGGTATTTATCTCGTATTTTTCGCAAACTTGATTTAATGCGTCAATCCATTTGTCAGCCATGTCCTCAGAACAGGTCTTTGAATCAACCAACAAACTTTTTGTAATCATTTCTTTTGTGCGTAAAACAGAGTCCGATCACCGAATAAGTAGAATCCAACAGCCGACGCAAAGTTGTTAACTGCTGCGCTATCTTGACCTGTCATCATCATAAATGACCATGTGCCAAGCACCACCGCCGCCACGCCTGGGCGCATTAACCGAACGATTGCCTCTACCCAAGGGTAAGTCGTACCTGCGCCCCCAACGCTATTCATTGCCTTAAACATTTCAAGATCAATGCCACGCATTTGAACGTACTCACCGATATTGACGGGTTTATATACGTCAGTCTGAATGAATCGACCAATCAGGCTTTTGCCAAGATCAACGGCAAGAGGGCCAAGAGCTGCGAGGATGGTTAGCGGGTCTATGATTTGTCTACCTTGTTGTCAAGTTTGTCAAAAATCTTGCCAAGCATAATTTTAATGTCATCAATATCACGATGATATTCTTCTTTGCTAATGTAAATCATTGGCATTTTACGCACATCATTATCAAGACGATCAATTGCTTTAGTTATGTTGTTTAACACCCAGCCGCCAAAAAATGAAGCTAAACCGATTGCAATATTAAAAAGCATTTGTGAATCCATTTACTTTCTCTCTAATCGTTTCAAAACGTCTTGAATCGGTTGCAAACTTTCTTGACCTTTCCGAGCTGCTCTTGCAGCTGATTTGCTTTGCATAAATCTTTGTGCGCCTACTTTACCTAAACCTGCGCCTGTCATTGCGCTTGCACCAGCAACAGTAGGGCCAAAAGCAGCACCAGCAACATACCCCAAACCACCGCCAACTGCACTACCAAGTGATTGTGCTGTGCCGCTAATCAACGGACTGTCGTACATATTTTTAAACTGGATTGCAGCACCTTTATAACCGTTATCCATTCGCAAAAAGTGTCCACCGTCATTTAAAACGGTTAATGATCTAGCCATTTGCGGATCACCAGTTAAGATACGCAGGGATCGATTGTTATCTTTGAGATACTTACTTACCGCTGGTGCGTTCCAAAATTCACCCTTGCCACCAATTTCAGCAATCCGATTTGCAAACTGTGACTTAATCTCAGCAATAGCCTTTTGAGCTTGTGGCTGTAATTCAAGTGGCATATCTTGCAATACTTTAATTAAATGCTGTTGATGATCCGGTGTCATCTTTTCAACTGTAGTTGGAATATCAGGAAAAGCTGTTGTGCGATTTATTGGCATTCGTGGATCGTAGTCCATAATTTTAGAAACGCCAGATGGGTTTTCTAATAAATCTGCTAATTTAATACGAAGCGCACGAGATGATTTATATATATCCTCGCCTGCAACTTTAGAAACATCATCGTCGATTGCATTTTTTATTTCTGCAATAATATTAGATTTATCAGGAGTCCAACCTTTATTTAAATATTCTTTAAACCTTTCTAATTCTTCAACAGTAGTTGGTTTAAAACTGCCATCTTTATTTCTTAAGCCTAATTCTTTAAAATATTCTCTAGCACCGTTACGCAACGCTTTAAAATCATCATCTCTAACAAATTTAGAATTAATTTTTAAAAGTTTTTGAAATGCGTTTGTTTCAACAATTGGTTTACCTTGAGCTATTTCGTTTGCTGCTTTATACGAATCGTTAATTTGTTGTTTTAACAAAGCCTTAAAATCATCAAACGGCTGTGCAATAGACTGACCACGGTTGTACAAAGCGTTTTCGTCTAGCCCAATGCTGCCACCCGTCTTTTCAACAATGCCGTTTGCATAGTTTCGCAACGCTTGTTGTTCGGTAGCAATCTGTTGATTGAATAAGTCTTTATTCGGGCCGCTAGTCTTTGCCGTAACGTATTCGTTAGCAGTCTGAAACCCGTCACCAGTTCGAGTGCCTTCACGAATTGTTGGAATACCCAATTCTTCAATAGTTTTGGTTCGATATAGCTGTTCTTCAACAGGCAATTTGCCCGTTTTGGCATACATTGGCTCAACAAAAGGATTGTCAATTGTCGGACGGGGTGTTGTCGCTGAAGTCGGTGCAATATTATCTTGCAACGGGCTTGTGATAAACGGTGTGTTAGTAGGAACGTCTGGCGTAGGTTTTATATAGGAAACCTCAATGCCTGGTGCTTTCGACACTACTAATTGACTTTCAGGTGTAACAACAGGCGCAACTTCAGGAGTCACAGCCGCTACCGTTTCAGGTGTAATTGCCCCCGCCATTTCGGGAGTCATTGACGGTTCAACTCGACCTCTAGCAGTTTGGGCTTGTTTAAATTGCTCTTGAACTTGAGTCACAGCGGGACTTACGCCCATACGACCTGCCAATGCTCGACTTGCCGCCACACCACCGCCAGCCGATAAGGTTTGCATCATGTTTTCAATATCAGCCGCAGGGTATCCGGTTTGCTGCGAAATCCATGCAGCACCTTTGCCCATGTTCGCACCGACGAAATCCATGATCTGACGGGTTGCTTCGCCTTTGTACTGTGGCAATTCAGACACGCCCAATGCCTTGCCAAACGGGTCTACAAATGGCGCAGCAGCCGCTTGAGATGATGTCGTAGCTTGCTCAGGAGTCGCACCAAATGCCCGTGATCCTGCGTAAGTAACAGGTGCAATGATGCCAGGTGCAACACCGCCCAAGGTTACATCTAGGAATGACGCAACAGGTGCAATTGCTCGTTGTACAACATTACCTTGCGGTGCTTGAACTGGTGGCGCACTTCCCGCTTGATACGGGATTTGGGCAAATTGCGCTTGCGCTTGTTGTGGTGTTAATGGCGCAACAGGTGGCGCAGACAATCCTTCTAAAAACTGTAATGCGGAATCAAAGCCGCCTTCACTTTTTGGCTTTTTTGTTCCTGATAAAAAATCTATCGAGCTTTGAAAATCCATTATAGTTGTCCGGTTGTGGATAACTTTTGCAAGTTACGCAGTTTCGCAGCCATTTCCGCTTTTTGCTTGTCGTTCATGTTCTGGAACAACTTTGACCGTGCTGCCTGACGTTGTTCTGCACTCATCGAACTGTTTTCAATATTAACCAATTCAAACAATCTTGAGTCAGCATTTTTAGCCCATTGCTGACGGTAATCGTTTAGGTTAGCAGTGCCGAACTTACGGGCAAATTCCTGTGCGCCACGGGCTTGCATATCTAAGTTAGTCATATCAGCCATTGCACGGCGAGCAATATCTTTCAAAATAACTGGTGGGTAAGTTTCGTCACCGTTTGCCATTCTGGTTAATTGCTGACCCGCCACGGTGTCCATCGAACCACCAGCCGCCTGAATGTTAGAAATGGCAACGTTAGCTAAGTCTTTATTCAACTGTTTAAGCGTAATGCCTGTTTCAGTACCAAAGAATTCGTTAAGTTTTCTTGCCCCTGCGCCCAAAAATCCAGCATTATCAACTTTCATCCCTAAAATGCTGAGATTCTTTTCAACTTTGTCGGCTTCGGAAATAACTTCCTCAAGATTTCGGCGGTTAGTAACCAAGTTTCCTTGATTCTTAATCAACGAATTACGGTACATATTGCCAGCGTTTTCGTCTGCAATTTCAGCAGGTAAACGTTGTGCAGCTTCACCCGCTTTGCGAACTGGATACGACAACTTAAAGCCTGGTGATGCCCCCGCAGGTTGTGCCATTTGATCCGCAGTCACGCCTGCTTGTGGTGCAATTGGTGCGCCTTGTTGCCCAACTGTAGGTTGCACAGGGAAAGGTTGCGCTACTGTGCCAACCGTTCTATCAACTGGTTTTACACCAGGCTCATATTCCGGTGGCATTGCCTTGAAGTCAACCACAGCACCGGACGAATCACGCACCGCAGCATCAAAAACAACATTGCCTCTTGCGTCAACAATCTGACCGTTTTCACCGAAGAATGTGCCAGGCTTGCCTGTTGGCTGACCTTTAGCATACATATCGCCACCTGGTGCGGCTGGTGCAGCTTGTGGTGCAGTAGGTGCGCCTTGTGCTTCGCCTTGGGGCGGTGCGGTAGGTGCGGCTGGCATGATAGGCGTTGTGCGTAATGCGCCTGTGCCTCGTTGAAATGTTGCAGGTGCGCCGCCAGCTTCGGTAAGTTCTGGGGTTTGCAATTGTTGCTGACCTGATGCGCCAAGACCGCCTTGAATGACGTTTTTAAGCGTTTGCAAGAACCCGCCAGGGTTAGACACTAGACTTGTAATCAACGGTGCTGTGTTGGCTTCTACAACGTGCGCTGGCACACCCTGAGCAAGCATCCGTGTTTTAGCTTGCAGAATTGTATCCATCGCTGCCCGAGGATTTTTCCCTGCGTTAATGATCGAATCATCGTTTGCAAGGCCGCCAGCAATGTTTAATGCTAATTGTGATTGCTCATTATTTAGCTTAAATATAGAGCTTTCTGCGCCTGTTGTTGCTTGTGATGCAAGTCCCTTTGCCATTTCAATTTGAGATGGCAAAGTTTCGGTTTCACGCTGTAAACCAACAGCCGCACGACCCAAATTCATTACGTCAGTAATTGGGGTAAGAATATTGGTTTGCGGCATTGGTCTTGCTTGCAACGCAATGGTGTTATCAGCCATGATTATCCTTTATGCAGGTCTGTAAGCAAAATCAATTCCAGACGTAAGGTCTGCGCCGCTTATACCGCCTGTTTGGGGTGCATACGCACCTAATCCTAATGCCTTTTGAATCGCAGGTGATTGCATATAAGCGTATTGCATACCAAGATTACCAAGGTTTCCAATAGCACCGCCGTAGATATTGGCTTGACCAACATCACCCGCTGCACTTGCTTGGGCTGATCCTGTAATGCCTTGCGCTTGTGCCGTACCCATGCCAGTAGCCAAGTTAGCAATGTTTGCGCCTACGCCTTGGTTAAATTGAGCCATTGTTTGACCGTAGCCAAGTTGTTGATTACCTATCATTTGATCGTAACCAAGACCTGTATTCGCAATTGCTTGACCGTAACCTAAGCCTGTCTGCGCCCCAAGACCCTCGTACCCTAGACCAGTCTGTGCGCCGAGTTGACCATAGCCTAAACCTGTTTGTGCGCCAAGCTGACCGTAACCTAATCCTGTCTGTGCCGCAGTACCCGTGGCGGCTTGCCCAATTCCTGCAATCCCTGCCAATCGGTTGTAAATGTTTTGTTGTTGACCAGTAAACCGATTAAATGCGTTTTGATAGCCTGTATTAGCATAATCCTCTGCAAACTTTGTCGCAGCTCGATCAATGTTAGAACCCCCGCCCCCAACGTTCATGCCTTGACGAATTGCGCCAAGACCTTGTTGCTTCATAAACTCATAGCCTGGGTCAAGGTTTGCCTTGAATTGTTCAGGCCCAAATGTCTGTTGGAAGTACGGAAGCTGTTGACTAATTGCACCAACACCTTGTTGCCCAACCTGCATATAAGGCTGAAACGTTTGCAACGATTCGCCACGTTGCTGACCAATTGTCGATAAAGCATCTGAACGTTGAGCATTGATAACATTTAAAGCAGCGTCTTTTGAACCATAAATGCGAGCCAATGCGTCGGTGCGCTGATCAACAAGTTGTTGCAAAGCATTTGCTCGATCCTGTTGGCCACGTTGAAGTGCATCTGATTGAGCGTTTTGCAGCTCAATAATCTGCTGCGCTCGCATACGCTGCATTTCACCAATTTGCTGCGACGCAATACGCTGTTGTGCTTCAGCCGCTTGCAATGCTGCTTTGGATTGTTTGCCAGCCGCAGATTTTGATGCTTCGCCACCGATCACAGAGCCAAGCACGTTTGCACCCGCCGAGGCTGCAATTGCAGTTACTGGATCACGCATTTCACGGTATGCTGCGCCACCTGTCGGATCACCGATAGGATGTTCGCTAGACATTGCCCGTGTTTGTTTTCGGCTGAGATAAACTTTAAACATAATGACTCCCGTCACACTTCAATAAGATTTTATCGCTATCTTGCCCAGATTCAACAAATCCAAGCCGTTTGCAAAAATTTAACCCGTTAATATTGTCTTTTTTTACCGCTGTAACCACAAAACCATGTTTTTCAAACAATGGCTTTAATACCGCCTTAATATTGCCCCGAATACTTGCCGTAGGTTTTTCAGCAAATCCAACGTGGATTTCATTGCCTTTGACCATTACCCCGCCAAACAACTTTCCTCGCTGTATTACAGGGATTATTTCCCAATCTTCTACCGCTTCACTAAACTCATCAAATCCAAATGGCAATCTATTTTCTACAGATTTGTAGATCATAAATAGTGCGTTCATACGCTGATATTGTTCGTTACAGTCATAATTAACGCAGGAATACTAGGCACAAAAGATGAAGCTGGGGTTGATGGCATGATGCAATCAACATCTTCAGCCGCCCACATCAACTCAAAATAACTATTTGCCGAAAGGTTGTAAACATAATTCCATGAAGTTATGGTTGCAGCGTTTGAACCGGATAAAGTTATTTTGCCTGCCGAGTCAGGTACATCAACATCATCAATTCTTGCCCAAATCCATACATCTTTTGCAGACGAACTTGTTTTATCAAGTTGTGCTGAAAACTGAAAGTTATATACACCGTCAGCAGCTACAGTAATGCGAGTAGATTTGGTTGCGGATATTGTTGTACTTAATACCGTTTGTGACTTGTCAACGGTATACGTTCCCGCCCCCCCAGAGCCAGAAACAAACGCAACAATGCGAGTACCCGCTGTAACACCAGTTCCGCTAATTACCTGTCCAATCGACAGTGTGCCACTTGTGACCGCTGTGACAGTCAATACAAATAGCGCAATGCTGCCCGTAACAACCGCAGTAGTAGTTGCAACCGTCACGCCATTGCTTAAATCTGTTGTATCTAAAGCTAATGGGTATGGAGTATTGATAATGCCAACAACTTCGTCAGTAGTATTGTAAAACGTGCCATATTTAGGATTCTTCCAACTAGGCACACCCGCTGAAGTCATCGCCAAATACGAATTAGACGATGGCTTTGCTAACTTGGACAAAGTGTTTGTAGCAGATGCATACAAAATATCGCCAGTTGCATACGTTGATTGATTAGTGCCGCCATTTACTTCAGGCAAAACGCCCGAAACATGAGTGGTTAGCCCTATTTTGCCGTAACTTGGCGCAACACCAACACCACCTGAAATCAACGCATTACCCGTAGCAACGTCTGCTAATCTTGATAAGGCCGTTGTGCCACTAGCAAAAATAATATCGCCAATTGTGTATGACGATAATCCAGTGCCGCCACGGGCAACAGCCAATGTGCCGCTAGTAATCTGAGAAGCTGAAATTGCAATGGCAACGTTACCCGCAACCGTCAATTGACCTTGAGCGTTTACAGTCAAAGTCGTAACAGACGATGCAGAACCGTAAGAGCCAGCCGTGACACCAGTGTTTGCAATGCTTGGAGTGATTGATCCAGCAGCGTTAGTAATTGCTAAACCAGTACCTGCTGTAAGTGTGCTAAGTGTGTAACCCGTACCGTTACCGATCAATAATTGACCGTTTGTAGGTATTGCCGTTAAACCTGTGCCGCCGTAAATTACTTCTAACGGCAAAGTTAAAATAACGTTATCAACGTCAAAAGTTACCGCCGTAATTGTATTAACGTCAGGGTTTTGTAACCATTGAATCCACTCACGGGCTGGCCTTCCATTTGGATCAAGAAATGGGCTTTGAGGGAAAATAAGGTTAGCCATTAGTTGTCACCAACCGAGGCTTTTAAGTTAGCACTGACAATCACAGCTTTAACTGGATCAGTCACTACAACCTCAAAAATACGATCCCGTGCATAACCAAGTCTGCGCCAAATCGCTCGATTCTTATATACACCAATCTTTCCTATGCTTGTCCAATGCTCGCTCGAGTAAGTCGATCCACCGTCATTTGACCAACGCAGCATAGCTTCTGGGTCTGAACCTTGACCATTGACTAAGCCCACACCAGGCTGAAATTGAATCTGTAGCTCATGGAAGTAAAACCGTTGCAAGTCAGAAACTAAGTGTGGACAACGACGAAGCCGACGGATCGTATTGCCGTTATCTGTATAAGTGTCTAAATCAACATCGTAAATTTTGCCGTTTTCATAATCGCCAACAATATTGTGGCCATTAAAGAAAGTGCCGCAATTTGCACGATGCCGATGGTATTCACCGTTTTCCCACGACAGCCACTTGTGCCATAACTTTGTTTGAAAATCATAAACCCAAGTTAAATCAGCGTCGGGAAAAGTTACAACATACATTTCATGCCCACGGATTTGCTGCGTGAACGCAATCGCATTGCCTACATAAACTTCTTGAATTGTATTTTCTACCGCATGAGTAGACAATCTAACGTATTCATAACCGTTAATCATGCCAATCGTAGCTGTGCCTCGATCATCACGACCAACAAACATCATGGATTCAGCAAAACGGGCTGCTGAAAACGGTGCAGCAATACCATGCTGAATCATCGTGCCGCTAATGCGTTGAAACGGGAAAGTGGTAATGGATGGAATTGTTCCACCAACATCTACCCAGATTTCCGTTGTCTTTTCGCCTAATAGATAAACTTGCCGATGGTCACACAATAAAGAAACAATCGGATCAGGTGCGCCATTTTTTGTGCCGTACAAAGCCGTTGTGGACAATTGAGAATCTAAATCCGTGTTTGCCCAATTCTGTGTGCCTGGCTGGTTATAAACCACATACCCGTCAATCACATCGCAAACCGTAGCACCTTGCCATGCACCGTCTGTAGATGGCAATGTCGCAAAGGTATTAGTTGCCGCAACCCATGTGTATCGGTTTACACCGTCCACAATGTAAGCCGTTAACCCATCTCCCGTCATAATGTTGTCGGTAATGGATACATAGCCAGTGCTTGTTGTGAGCGTACCAATTAGCGTAGCCGCCCAAGATGTATTGACCGAATAGACATTTGTACCAGCGACTGCAACTAAAATTTGCCCACCAGATAAAGCCCGCATCCCACGCACTTCTGCTGGCAACAATTGCGTTTTCTCAATTAACCCAGGAGTCGGATACAGGGCAACCACGCCTCGCTCACCTGGAGGCTTTACTGGGTCAATTTCAGGGAAAAAGTTAATACATTCCTGAGCATCTTGATAGATACTAGGTGCTTCGTAGCTTGCCCCAACAAACCCAAAATCAGGCATTTACAACCCCTTATCTAAAGCCGCCGCTAAGTATCCAACCCGCATCTTTAGCCTTGCCTGTAAGCAATACATCATCATAGCGAGCTACTGGTGCTGGCTTCATGTTTGTGCGCTTGAGTGTGGCTTTAGATTGCGCTGATAATGCGTTAATCATTGCTATTTGTGTTGAATTGCTCTTGCCATACATCGGCATTAGTCTTTCAGCCAAACACCAACGCAATGCCATGTTAAAGCCTGGTGGCAAATTGATCGTGTTGGTCAGCGTCATAAACTTGGCAAACTGTGTATCGCAAAACAAATGCAATTCACCCTGACTTGGGTTTGGCCAAACGAAAATGTTACCTAACAGTTCAGTCGGTTGATAATAAATCGCTTTTGGCCACGGGCCTGACAGCGTTTTCAACCCAATCATTTCATATTGATCTAACCCTAAAACAGCTACAGGATAGTCCAAGCCGCCGTTAATAATCGGCACACCGTTAGAATTCGTGTTGATCCTGACAAAAGCTGAGTTAATAGCTGTAGGACGCTGGTAATAGCCGTTTATAGTGGTGCTAGGCACTGTTTGCGATATGCTGACTGTATAAGTACCAACTTCGTTAACGTTGCCACCTGCGCCAGTTAAAAAGCCCGTAATTGTTGTGCCAGGTGTAATGCCTGTGCCGCTTAAAGTCTGCCCAACAGCAATTGCACCGGATGCAATCGCACTAATCGTCAAAGTCGTGCCTGAAATCGAACCTGTAAATATTGCGCCAATCTGACCGCCTGGGCCAATCGTGTACTGAGTCTGCCCAGAAACCACTGGAAACACAATTTCGGTCTGATAATAGACCATCATGCCTTCATTTGACCATTGATCTAATAGATCATTAAGCATCTCAAAAGCATCTTGCGTCGCATCTGCTGTTGGAGTTTCACCGGACTCTAATGCGCCGATGTCTTTAAGCGACCTAGAAATAATATCTAGTGGTGTTGTCATAGCGTCCAACCCATAAATGTAGCTAGAATTGCAACAGCAAATCCGGTAATTGTTGGCAAAATCCAATCAAGCATACTTTTCATGTTCCATGCTTTCGGATCAAATCCACCCCACCACGGCATATTTGCTCGCTTTCTTTCGTAATTGTGTTCAATATTACGATATTCTGCTTGTGCGTGTTCACGACCAATAAAGAAAAATGCACCCGCAATAGCTCCTGCATACCAACCAAAAAACGGCATGATTGCAAGTTGAATCAAAAACGCCTGTGGAATATGTATCATTAGAAAAATCCCATCATGCCGCTACCAGCAGGAATAAAATTCCAACCATTTGTATTTCCTGCATTAACGTTTTCAGCACTTAATACATTACCAGCACCAGTAAGTGCATTAAAAACAGCACCGCCAGTTGCGTTAACGTCTTGAATAGTTAAGTAAGAAGTGTTGATTGTTCCGCTAGCTTGTGACAATGTTGCCGATGAACTTGCAAGAGTAGACTGTAAAAACTTTTGAGTTGCGCCTGAAGTTACAAAAGAACCAACGGTAGAGGTAACACCGTTCTTTAATTGAACCGTACCATTAGTAACGGTAAACGCTCTTGTAGAGCCTTGGGTTAAAGCATCTTGAAATGCAAATGTTCCGCCAACACCATCAAAAGTTAATGGAAAATCTAAAGTTTTACCGTTGGATGTGATTGTTTGCGTACCAGAAGTGCCAGCAAAAACTGTTGCTGCAGAACCGCTACTCAATGTCATTCCGCTAGAAATTGTCAAATTTCCTAATATGTACCTTACTTCATTAGTAAAGTTACCAGAAAACCCAGTAAAGTTTAAATCCTTTACATAAGCACCACCATTCCCAACGCTTACGCCATCCGAACCATTTGTAATATATAAATTTACAGCGTTACTTTCAGAGCCACCGCCTGCTGCGCCAGGTCTAAATACTCTTGTTCCAGTTGATCCGGAATAATTAGCTTCTACAAATGAAGTACCACTAACGCTAAAATTTGTCGAATTGTTAAAATTCCAAATTGTTGCGCCATTACCAGTTAATATAATTTTTCCGGACGTACCAAAGTTTATTGATCTAACGCCTGCATTAGAAGAATTTACTGAAGCACAAGTCATAATAAAATCATTTAGACTTATAGAACCTAAAGTAAAACCTATTGCTCCTACACAAGTATGATTTGCGCCAAGAGCTAATGTAACAGTCGAACTTCCTGCGTTTAAAACGTTACAAGTAGAACCCGCTGCGGTGGTGCAAGTTCCTGTGCCAGAGTTTGCGTCAAAAAATACGTTGTCAACGGAAACAGGAGCAGAAGCACCCGATGAACCGCCTGTAGACGTAGACCAATTTGCGGTGCTACTTGCGTCCCATGTGCCAGAGCCACCAACCCAATATCTATTTGCCATTATTGTTTCCTGTTATGGGTAGCATACATATTTAACTGCAACTTCTTCAGAAGCAACAGGATTAGAAACAATAAAACCCTCTACTTGCCAAGCGAAAAATTCTAATCTAAAAGTAACAACACCCGCGGAATCAAACAACACAGCAACATCTGTATCTTGGATACCTGCACGATTGTAAGGTGCTGCAATGTCAGTGCTAGTCGACAAACTAAAATCGTTTCTAACTGCCGCAGCGTTCCATGTAAAAGTGCTAAATGATGATCTACCCAAAAGATTGTTTGTAGGAGTCATATACACATCTATTTTAGATGGTCTAAATCCAACAAAAATTGTTTTGGTAGACCCAACAGCAGGGTAAATGTCACTAATAATAACTGGAGCTTCTGACACATGGCCTAAGTTTCCACGAATAAACAAAGGAAAATTTGTTGTCCAAACGTTTCCAACAGCAGAATTTAAAAACGGCATTGCCGATGGAACGTCTAAAGCATTTCCTTCGATAACAGTATTAGTAGATAGATTAGCCCCGCCTGTTCTAATTTGCCCAAAAAGACTTGGATATTGCGCTCTATTTTCTAAAAATGTATTTGATTTAATCAAACAGTTTCGCATACCCACGCCAGCAGACGTTCCAACAACAATATAAGATAGATCCGTAACATCTTTTACATTGCCTGCAATCGGCGTTGAGTTTATGTTAAAGCTATATCGCTCAGAGAAAGGGCCGTATGGAATGGTATAAGTATCACTACAATTTTTAAATTGATTATTAAGGACACTTGTACCCCTGTTACCAGTCATAGTGATTGCGCTGGTTTCTGTATTGGCTACGTAGTTACCATATATATTAAGGTTTTTTGATTCACCTGTTTCAATTGCTTGACCAGAAATATCAGTAACAGTACCTGTATCGAAAACGTTATTGCAAATCGTAGCTGTGCTACCGTCAAGACTGATGTTTTGTCCTTCAATAAACACACAGCTTTCACCCCAATTTTTTACAACGTTGTTTGATAATATTCCGCCATAGCTGGGGGAAAAATCAATAAACGAACGCTCTAAATTGTTTGCGTTATTTTTATCAATAATTGGGTATTCTTCGGGAGTAAAAAACGCATCGCCAGCGGAGAATATACCTACTGTGATAGCTGCGCCAGGTGCGCCGCTAGTAATAACACGGGTAACAGTTAAGAATATATTTGTGGTTTGATTTGTAGTTGCATTAGGGCCAAGAATGGTATTAGTTTGAAATACACCGCTTAAATTTGTTCCTTCAATCGTAACTGTAATATTCGTGGCGTTGCCAGCAGAGGTAACTGAAATATATCTACCGCCAAAAGCTGATAAATCAACATACCCATCGTCATTTACTAAAGTGCCATTTAAAGTTAAATTACCTGATGTGCTGGTAGAGGTAACAATTCCATCCGCATCTTCTAAAACTGGGCCATTCCCAAATTCATGTACATATATAACGTGAAAAGGGCCATCGTTTTTGCCGCAGTAAGAAAATTGATTCTTTTCAATAATGAAGTTTTTATTTCCTCTAGCAAAAATAGCCCTACCATATATGTTTTTAAATACACAATTTGTAATTTTGGGGCTATCTGTTACATTTAAATATATAAACGCAGGGACGCCTACTCCATAATTTGGGTTTCTACGGTTGTCTGCTACTGCACTAAAAATGTCGTATTGTCTAACACCAATAGTTACCGCTGCGCCTGGTGCTGCATTAGATGTAACGCTTGTAATTGTCTTAAAAACTTGGGATGAAAAAACAGTAGTGTTATTTGGGCCAATAACGACTTGAGTTAGTGCCGTATTAGAAAAGCTAGTTCCAACAAAAGTATAGCGAGCATTTGATGCGTTGCCAGACGATGTAATAGAAACTTTCCTGCATCCAATGCTTGTTAAATCAACCGAAGCACCTACCACAAGCGACCCATTTAAAACTAATGCACCATTAGTGCTGTTAGATGTGCAAACGCCAGCAGGTACAGCGGGATACGATGGGCTTTCAATTTTTCCTGTTGGATTTGTTATTGCGTCATAATAGTCTGCTTGAGGGTTAACAATTGGCTCACGATTGCTGTTTTGTAACCACCTGTTGACCGCTTGAAAATTACCGTCAAATGTAATGCCTTCAAAAATAACATTAGATATTGACCGTGTAGGCGGATTAGCTGAAGCACTTGCAAACATAGTAAAGCCAGCAGCATTAGCAAAACTTTGTTGAAAAATACTTTGTCCTGCTACGCCTCGGATAGTAATGCCAGCCGTAATATCAATTTGGCTTGTAATCTTATATGTGCCTGGATTAACAAACAATTCTTTGCCATACGATGCTGTAATTGCAGCTTGGATAATTGCTGTGTCATCAGCTACACCATCGCCAACCGCACCAAAGTCTTTAAGACTGATTGATTCTTGCAATTTTTGATGGACTGTTCTGCCGACTGACCCAGCCAAGTTGCCAGCATCGTTTGATTGACGAAATCCAATTAAAGCATCGCCTTTTGCTGGATCGCTAGTGTTAGCTAAATTTGCGTAAATATTTGCGTCACTAATCGCACCGATAATATTATCGTAAGACGCAATTAACACATTTGCAGACGTATACAAAATAAACTTGTATTCAATGCCTTCTGTCAACCAAATCTCACCCGTAGCAACCCTTCCTGCCGAATTTAATACAATTGGATTAGCATGAGCCACTAAGCCAGTATTTGATGTATAAGTAGCAGCAGGCGTTGTTGTTCCTGCAAGGTAAGAATAAACTAACCCACCCGCAAGAGGCACACCGTTATTATCAAAAAACTGTGCGCCTGCGCCAGCGAATAAAGATAAATTGACAGTCATAGCAATCCTTTAAAAACCAAATACTTTACTTAACAATTGCCATTTAGATGCTGTTGCGTTCCAAATGAAACCAACATAATCATATTTACTTGCGCCAGACGATGTTGTAGGCAAATTCAAATCCGTAGAAGCTGCAAATACAGCGTTCCATGAAAAAGTCTGCACGTTTGTAGATTGCAGCCTAAAAATGAATTTTTGACCTTGAGCTGGTGATCCAGTAGGTGCGTTAATTGTTAATGTTCCAATTGCTTGCGTATTTGTTTGAATAGCAAGATCAGTCGTATTAACGTTGATCGTAACCGATGCTGCGTCAGGGATTGTTGTAACCCGTGGCGCAACATCACTATCAGCTAAAGCAATTGCTCTTAACATAATTACATCCCCTCGCCTGGAGTAATCTCAAACGCTCCAACTGCATCAGCTTCAAACCAAGCATTGCCTGGCAATCCACCAAACACTTCAACGGACAATGGCAACATACCAATAGTATTAGCCGATGGATTTCCCGCTGTCGGTGCTGTCACAGTAATACTTTGAGTTGCATCGCCTGGCTGTGGTGCTTTCCATGAAAAATATTGAGTTGTACTCAACATATTTTTTATCCGATAGCTAGTAGGCTGATTGTTATTGGATGAAGAAACTTGCACCGATGATGTTCCAACTAAAACTGTTGGCCCAAATGGTGAAAATGGACTGTTGTAAGCCATGATAATCCTTTTTTAAGAAAAAAAGCCACCCAATTTACTGAGTGGCTTTCTTAACGTTTTGACTGTTTAATTAAACGTCAAATCGTAGCCATAAACAAACACATCGCAAGTTGCCGCAGCACCTTGGGCAACCGCTACATTGAAGTAGAGTTTTTGCCCTGCTTGAGCTGCTGTGCTTGCAACGCTGCGTTGTGACACAACCGATGCAGAGCTACAAGCCGACAATGCTGCGTTTGCAACAATTGCTGTACCGCCCGCAGCAGGGGCTGTAAACAGTCCTGCTTCAGCCGTTGACAGGCTGATGCTTGCATTGGTCACGATAACGTTAGAAACGCTGTAGCTAGTGGTGTTGATGATTTGCAAAACGGTATCGCCAAGAGCATTGACGTTCACGCTTTGAAACGATGCAAGCAAACGAATTGCTTGGTTAGTACCCGCAACCTGTGGGTGCGAACTAATGGTTACTGCTGGGCCTGGATTCGACATGATAATTTCCTTTGATTTTAATTAACGGGGGGCTTTCACCCCCCACTAAATTAGGCTGCGACTCGGCAAGCCAGTTCGGGATACAGCGGGGCCCAGCCGTACAGCACATCTAGACGAGTCGGGATCGAATCGTTGTTGATGGTGTATTGACGAACCACACGGATCGACAAACCAAGCTCTTT